GAAACCCCCCGGGTACCTCGTTTGGGTCCCATACCCCCACGGGATATATTTGTATTTTTTAAAATAGTCCGTATACTCCCGGGCAACGACATCACAGGCACGGTTATGCCGGTTGTTGCAACGCCAGAACTGGGGATTCCGTTCCCATTTGATACAACTCCGGAAGAGCTAAACGACTTCCGCGCAAAAGCTGAGGCTCTACTCAACACGGTTGAGGTTCTAGAGAGTGAAGGCTTGTCCGTCGAAGTTACGGACGATGATCGAATGCAGTCTCACGAGATAATGCTGGAAGAGAAACTTCCGCCTCCAAGAGACCTTACGCCTGCTTCGGTTAAACATTTAAACACCATACTCACCGAGTTCGACCGGGAATTATTCGACGTACATCGTCGGCTGCGTAATTACGTCACAAACAAGCTGGTCGTTGAGTCTACTGACGAAGATGCAAAGGTCAGGCTCAAGGCTCTGGAACTACTGGGCAAAGTCTCGGGAGTTGGACTCTTTTCGGAGAGGATCGACGTAAATGTGACGCACCGTACGGTGAAGGATATCGAGGACGAGTTGAAGAAAACCCTGCAACTCTACGAGGGTGAGTACAACGTAGTGGACGAAGATAAACCCGTTGCACTTGCCGAGATTGATCTGGACGAGGAACTTGGGCTGAATAACAGCGAAGAAGATTTGGAAGATGGATCCGAACCTACTTCGTAGCGTAGAACAACGCCTTCCGAACCTACCGCCTGAATTGCAGCAAAAGGTGGGGCAGCTTCTGGCTGAAGCTCGCAAGGTTGGCACTAAAGAGAAGGCTCAAAACGATTTCATGGCCTACGTTAATTACGTGTGGCCGAGCTTTATCCATGGCCGACATCACGAAAAGATGGCACGAGCCTTTGAACGCGTGGCAAATGGGCAGGTAAAACGCCTGATTATCAACATGCCACCCCGTCATACGAAGTCTGAGTTTGCTTCGTACCTGCTACCGAGTTGGTTTTTGGGGAGATTCCCCGGCAAGAAGATTATCCAGACCTCCCACACAGCAGAGTTAGCGGTGGGATTTGGTCGAAAGGTGCGTAATCTGGTCGATTCAGACCGGTACAAAGACATATTTCCAGAGGTTGCGCTGCAAGCTGACTCAAAAGCAGCCGGAAGATGGGCCACTAATTACTCTGGAGAGTACTTCGCTATCGGTATTGGCGGTGCAGTAACCGGTAAGGGTGCCGATCTACTGATTATTGACGACCCGCACTCGGAACAAGAGGCGACTCTGGCCGAGTCGAACCCCGAAATCTACGAAAAGACATACGAGTGGTACACATCAGGGCCTCGTCAGCGTCTCCAACCGGGTGGGGCCATCGTAATAGTGATGACTCGGTGGTCAAAAAAGGACCTAACCGGGCAAGTTTTGAAGGCCGCTGCCCAGCGTAGTGGGGAAGAGTGGGAAGTTATCGAATTCCCGGCAATTTTGCCGTCTGGAAACCCACTTTGGCCGCAATTTTGGAGCCTTGCTGAGCTAGAAGCCCTGAAACAGGAGCTTCCGAATGGCAAATGGATGGCTCAGTACCAGCAAGAGCCTACTTCTGACGTATCGGCCATCGTTAAACGCGAGTGGTGGAAGGTTTGGGAGAAGGATGGCCCGCCCCCATGCAGTTATGTGATCCAGTCTTGGGATACCGCGTTCCTAAAGTCCCAGCGAGCGGATTACTCTGCATGTACTACGTGGGGAATCTTCGAATTTCCGGATGACACCGGGAAATATCAGTCGAATATCATCCTGCTTAATGCGTTCAAGGACCGCATGGAGTTCCCCGAACTAAAAGAGCGGGCACAAGAGGAATATAAGTACTGGAATCCGGACAGTTTGATTGTGGAAGCAAAAGCCGCCGGTAGCCCCCTAATATTCGAACTGCGGGCTATGGGTATTCCGGTGCAGGAGTTCACGCCCAGCAAGGGTAATGACAAGATCGCCCGCTTGAACGCAGTTGCTGATATATTCGCATCTGGTAGGGTGTGGGTACCGAACACCCATTGGGCCGAGGAACTGGTCGAAGAGGTCGCCAGTTTCCCATCTGGAGAACATGATGACTTGGTGGACTCCATGACACAAGCCCTATTGCGGTACAGGCAAGGTGGGTTCTTGCGCTTAGCGAGCGACGAGCCTGAACCAGAACGATTTTTTAAACGACGTAGAGAAGGTTATTACTAGGAGACTATAGATGGCTGCAAATATGGATAAAGGTCTGTATGAGGCCCCGTTGGGTCTGGATGCTCTTGCAGCCGACACCGCTCCTATCGAAATTGAAGTGGTAGACCCGGAAGCAGTGCGGATTGGCGTTGACGGGATGATGATTGAATTTGGCGAAAGCCAGTCGCGTGCTGAAGACTTTGACGCCAACCTTGCAGACTTTATGGATGAGAGCGAGTTGCAGACTCTCTCCGGTGAACTCCTTGGTAAGTACGACCAAGACCTTGCCGACCGTAAGGAGTGGCTTGATACCTACGTTAAGGGACTGAAGATTCTCGGTATCCGGTACGAAGAGCGGACTGAGCCGTGGCCGGGTGCTTGCGGTGTGTTCCACCCGCTCCTGATGGAGTCGGCGGTCAAGTTCCAGTCCGAGACAATCATGGAGACATTCCCGGCAGCAGGGCCGGTGAAGACCAAGATTATCGGTAAGGAGACCCCGGAGAAGAAGGACGCCGCTGTTCGTGTCGCTGATGATATGAATTATCAGTTGACCGAGAAAATGCCGGAATATCGTCCGGAACATGAGCGGATGCTGCTCAGTCTTGCCCTCGCAGGTAATGCGTTCAAGAAGGTGTATTACGACCCGGCGCTGGGTCGGCAGACCGCTGTATATATCCCGGCTGAAGATATCGTTGTGCCGTATGGTGCGGCGAATCTGGAGACAGCCGAGCGTGTTACGCACAAGATGCGTAAGAGCGAGAACGACGTTAAGAAGCTTCAGTATGCCGGGTTCTATCGTGATGTGGATCTGGGCGATCCGGTTCGCACGATGGACGAGGTGGAGAAGCAGAAGGCTGAGGACCAAGGGTTCTCGGCGTCTATGGATGACCGGTTCCAGTTACTTGAGATGCACGTCAATCTGGACCTTGCGGGGTATCCGGACGTTGACGACGACAACAACGAGACTGGTATTGCGCTGCCCTACGTAGTAACAATCGAGAAGGGTACGGGGACGATCCTAGCCATTCGTCGGAATTGGAAGGAAGATGATGAGCTCAAAGCCAAGCGACAGCACTTTGTTCATTATGGTTACATCCCCGGATTCGGGTTCTACTACTTTGGTCTCATCCACCTTATCGGCGGACACTCTAAGGCAGCTACATCTCTTCTTAGGCAGCTTATCGACGCAGGAACCCTCAGCAACCTACCGGGTGGTCTCAAGTCACGCGGGCTTAGAATTAAGGGAGACGATACGCCTATTGCTCCCGGAGAGTTCCGAGACGTAGATATCCCATCGGGGGCGATCCGCGACAACATCCTGCCCCTGCCGTACAAGGAACCCTCGCAGACTTTGGCCCAGTTGATGGACCGAGTGGTCGAGGAAGGACGCCGCTTTGCTGCGGTGTCGGATCTGAAGATCTCCGATATGTCTTCGCAGGCTCCGGTGGGTACGACACTCGCCGTGTTGGAGCGTGTGTTGAAGGTGATGTCGGCAGTTCAGGCGCGTGTGTACTACACGATGAAGCAGGAGTTCAAACTCCTTGCCGGAATTATTCGGGACTACACCCCGGAAGAGTACAGCTACGAGCCAGAAATTGGTGACAGCCGGGCCAAGAAAGCGGACTACGATAACGTCGATGTCTTGCCGGTGTCTGACCCAAATGCGGCAACCATGTCGCAGAAGGTTGTTCAGTATCAGGCAGTTCTGCAACTTAGCCAGTCAGCCCCGCAGATCTACGACATGCCGTATCTGCACCGTCAGATGATTGAGACTTTGGGCGTCAAGAACGCGGCCAAGATTATTCCGGTGCAAGAAGAATTGCGGCCAATCGACCCGATTAGCGAAAACATGGGGTTCCTGACCGGCAAGCCGACCATGGCGTTTATGCACCAAGACCACGACGCCCACTTGCAGACGCACACGGCGTTTATACAAGACCCGATGATTATGCAGACGGTTGGGCAAAACCCAATGGCGCAGCAGATTATGG